ACCAAAGCGACATTTCCAAAAGGTTGTACTGTAATAGTTCCAGCAGCAGCACCTGTTCCGGTTACAGCTGTAACAATACCTTTTGATTCTAGTCCAGCAGGATCTAAAACTACAACTGTATCATTGATAGAAATAACGTTTAGAGCAGTAGCACCTCCACCTAGTGTGATTATAGAAGCTTGGTTAGCTCCAGCGTCTACAAATGTACAGCTGTTATATGAAATATGTAATCTATTTTGCTCAGACCAAATTACTTGATCGGAAGTCATTGGCAATTCAGCGCCTACCATACGTAAGAATCCAGATAAAGTTCTGTTTCCGTAACGCTCTACTTCTTGCTCGTAGATTTCAGGTAAATACTGCTGTGCGAAAGTTCCGCCTCCAGCAGCGTCATTAAATGTTAGGTAGTTTGTGTTTAATACCTGCTGTGTTTGAGAAGGGATTATACTACCAAATGTTGGTGTTAAAGCCATAATTTTTAGTTTTTTTAGTTAAATTTTTTTATTTTAAGTTTTGATGAATCAGCACCAGATATAGCTCTAACTTTAAATCCATTTATAAATACATCACCTTGTTGAGATCTAGCTTTAGTATCACTAAGGTTTTTTGAGTTATTTACAACCTCTTTAACAGCATCAGCTTTACCTTGTTCGTAAAAATGAGATGCGATTCTATCGACATTTTCAGCAGCATACATGGCTTTGTGATAACCTTTCATATCTTTAACATTGCCTGTTTCATCAAGGAACTTCCCGACAAGGTTGTTAATGTTTGATTGGTTTTCAGCAACTTTATCACCGTTTTGAATATTATACTTATAACTTTTTTCACCTATTTTAAAATCGAAACCTTCGAAATCTTGAGTAAAAAGTTTTTTAGTATTTTCTTTAAATTGTGAATGTTGTTGGTCAGCTAACTCCTGCTGTTTATTATATCGGTTGAAAAAGTCCATAGCTTTTTGAGTGTCAGGGTTTACGTTTGATCTCAACTTGATTTCACCGTAATATTTACTCTTCGTGTCTTCTAAAAAGTTTTTTGCTTTAGCAACCTCTTCTTTAAACGCAAGTTTTTTCTTGCGAATATCTTTTTCCTCATCTATATCTTCGTCAATAATAAAATCTTCAAGAAGAAGATCTATATCGTCGCTTTCTAAATAAGGTTTATTTTTTTTGTAATATTCTTTTAATAATGAAACCTCGTTTAAATTAGAATAATCAGTATTTAATCTAACATAATCTTCTACAGTTCCACCTGTTTCTTCCATAAAAGAAACTAGTTTTTCAATATTTTCAGGTAATTGTTTACCTAAAATTTTTTCATCTCTTAAAGCCTCTTTAACCTCTGCCTCTACTCTATTTACTTCTTGTGAAACTTCTTTGATTGGGTTAAATTCTTTACCATCTTCAACGCTCCCTTGGTTTCCTTGTCCCACTTCTTGCAATCCCACTTCGGGTTGTTCTGAGCGTAACACGCTGCTCTCTGAGCTTGGTTCTTGAACGGCATTATCTTCTATTTTTAATTCTTCTTTAGGTATTACAACTTTTGTAACATCTGGTGGTAACTGAACTAAAGGTTCTTTAATATTAACTTTAGTTACTTGCTCGTCTTTTTTTGCTAATTGCTTTGGCTTTGATTTTAATTTAAAATCGCCTTCTTGTTTTACTTGTTCTGACATAATATGATATAATTAAATAATTGTTGTTGCCTACATAAAGGCTTCTATACCCATATCGGGTTGGTTTTCAAAGTCTATAGGTAAACTATCGTTTTGCCTTTGACTTATTAATTCACTTTGCTGGGTAGCTTCCATTTTGCTACGTTTGTCTTTACGATCTTCAATAGCGTTTTCTTTTTGCTGTATATTTTGAACTTCTAATTGCTTAAGTTGCATATCATACTGAAACTGCAATTCCATCTCTTGGCGCTTAATAAAAGAAGCTTGTTCCATCTTCTGTATATCCATTTGAGTTTTAGCTTGTTCAAATTGAACCTTAGAACCAGATATAGCCTCTTGTTTTTGTACTTCAGCCATAGCAGTTCTTTCAGCTGTTTCAGCTTGTGCAGAAGCTTGTGCTTGAATATTAGCTCTTTGATTTTCTTGGTCTTGTCTATTTTTTTGCTTACGTTTAACTTTAAGCATTTGATTAGCTAGTTTAAGATTTTTAATTTGTCTTAAATCTATAGCATCTTCTAAATCAATACCTCCTTGAGCTATAGCGGTTTGAATATTTTGTTCTAATTGAGCTCGTTCTTCTTCATCTGGTTCTAGTTCTAAGAATATACCAAAATCATATAGATTAAGATTTATTATTTCTTCAAGAACTTTAACATTGTAACTTGAAACAGAATTTCTAAGAGATTCAGATGTTAATGGAAAATATAAAGCATCTGCTATTCTAAGAGAAACATTTTCAGCTATTTTCAATGTAATATATTGAGCAGCTTGATTAATGTGTCTTGTAGCGACATTAGACGCGTTAGCTGCCATTTTCTGTAGACCAACTAAAGAGTTTTTATCCATTGCACTACCGTCTCTAGCTTCATTAAGCCCGGTAACGTCGCGTATCATTTGTAAATAATACTGATAAGTTTGTATTAAACTTTGTATCTTAGCACCTCCACTTGAACTATTTAATTCTTGAATAGGTACTTTACCGTGATTCAATTCACCATCTTGAGTTAGAGATCTACCAACAATAGAACCAGTTTGGAAATACATGTTTAAAGCTTCGGCTGGATTGTAGTTAGTTCCATTACCAAGATCAACTTCTGCTAAACCATCCATATCTAAATAAACACCATCTGGTACCATTCTAGATAACACTTGTTGTAGTTTTAAATGAGTTAATTGAATCATATCAGCAAATCCGATACACTTACTTACGATTGATTCTATTCTACCTTTGTACATTCTAGGTGCACATATAACGTAGTTCATTTTAACTTTAGTAGTATCAGCAAAAGGTCTAGACATATTTTCTGCTAATCTCCAGTCTAAAAGCATATCAGTACCTAATATCTTAGCGCCAGAATATAAAACCTCAATAGATCTTGACACTCTTTCAAAGTTATCGTTTTCAGGTGGATTAAATGTATCTGGCTTTTCCAAAGCTTTTAGTAAACCTACTTCAGTTTGTTTTATTTTAAAAACTTGATCGTGGTAAGTTTTGTATTCAAAATAAAGTACTTGAACAGTGTTTTCGTCATAGTTACCCCAACCGGTTATATACTGTCTATTGCCCGGCATTTTCTGTATTCTTTCTAAATCTTCGTTTGAAATGTCTGGAAATTCTTTTTTTAATTCTGGTATAGTTATAGATTTAACTTCACCAACGTAATAAATATCGTCAAAATTAGGATCTTCAGTATATGAATAAACCATATAAGCTGGATCTACGTAATCAACAGTTATACCTTCAGCTGTATTAAAATTAGTTTTAGCAGCACCAATACCAATAGTGGTAAAGTCCATGTGAAGTCTACGTCTAACTAAATCGTATTTATTTTGAGCAAGTACAGTTGATATAGTTTCTTCTTGAGCTATTTCTATAGATTGCTTATAACTCAATTGCATGTGTAATTCTAGTTGTTCAGAATCTTCAGGAACTAAACTAGGATCTGGAGATTGATAAAGATCTATACCTAAAGTTTGTTTTAGAGTTTCTAAATACTCTTTAGCTATCATATCTTCTTGCAACTTACTAGCATATTCAGTTCTTTTCTTTACAGAATTTGGATCTTGAGAATAAGCTTTAATATCGTAGAATTTTTGCGACATACCATTAACTACGATGTCAATAAATTTTGATAGTATTGGTACTGGTTTCCAGTCTAAATTTAAATAAGACAAATCACCATTTATAGATAATTCATCTTTATATTTTTGAACAGGTTGCTCTCCTCTAGCGTATAATCTTAATTGGTGGAAGTTATTCCAATTAGTTAAATATCTATTACCTCCAGCTCGTCCTTGGTCAAACCACTCATACTCTATAGCTTGAGCCACTTGACTTCCATATTCCCAGCTAGCCTTTTCATCATTGCTGACTATCTGACTTGGAAAAGAGCTGTTACTGTTAGTGTATATATTCATTTAACTTATTATTTTTGATGTAATACCTTTATTATCGTATTTTTTAATATTTAAATTAAAAACTTCTTTATTAACTGGTTGCGATGGTGAATACCTATTTTTATTACAAGCCATCAAAGCTAAACCAGAACTAATAGAGGCATCGTGTTTTGTTCTGTTATTTATATTAAACTTAGCCCAATCATTTAATGTTCTTTGAAAGTACATATCACCATAACCTGTTTCTCTTAATCCTACAAAACCTTCTATATAAGTCTCTATAGCGGCAGCGTGAGCTTGTTTTATATCTTCACTAGAGTTTGGTATTCCACCAAGTTCTCTTTCTGTTACTGATAGTTTGTTAAGTTTTTTATCAGGTCTGTTCATAGAAAAAGCTCTATAACCTCTTCTTTTAAAATGATACAATAATCTAGGTTTATTATTTTCCGCTAATATTGGCATACCATAAAATACGCAAGCCATTAAAACGTCTTCAAAGAATATTTCAGCTGTTTGCGGTCTAGCTATATATTCTAAA